ACAATGCACCTACTACTAGAGGGTCACCATCGTTATCTACAGAAGGGTCTGCTGTTTTAGCACCAAGGTAACGGTCATCAAAGTTATCTAGTACACTTGCCGCTGATGCCGCAGACTGAGCCGCAGACACAGCCGAAGCAGAAGCCTCAGATGCTTTAGTAGTAGCGGTAGCCGCATTAGTATCAGCATTAAGGATTTCTGTCATATTTGTAACAATAGTATTCAGACCAGTCATATTGTCTGCTACAGATGTTACGTTAGCATTATTGGTAGCAACAGTAGTTACATTACCTGAAATACCAGCAACGGTAGATACATTGCTAGAGATACCTGCAACGGTAGATACGTTAGCATTATTGGTAGCAACAGTAGTTACATCGGTATCGATACCAGCAACAGTGTTTACGTTAGCAATATTAGTAGCGGTAGTATTTACGTTAGCAATATCAGTGGCTACTGTGTTTACGTTTGCGATTGAACCTGCGGTTGTATTAACATTTGCAATAGAGCCAGCAGTTGTATTAACATTAGCAATATCAGTTGCAACAGTAGTTACGTTAGTATCGTTGTTTGCTACAGTTGTTACATTAGCATCAATACCAGCTACAGTGTTAACATTAGCAATGTTTGTACCGACTGTGTTTACGTTGGTAATGCTACCAGATACAGTCTCGATTTCAGAGACAGGCTCATTAAGGTCAGCCGCTACAGTATCAACTGCCGCAATAGATGTATTTACACGGTCTACATTAGCAATAGATGTGTGAACACGGTCAAGATTGTCAACAGAAGTATGTACACGGTCTAATTTATCAATCGAAGTGTACACTCGGTCTAGCTTGTCGATAGACGTATCAACTCGGTCAATGTTGCCGATAGATGTATGTACACGGTCTAAGTTGTCTGCTGAAGTAGCTACACGGTTAACGTCAGTGATGTTACCTGCTACAGTGTTAACATTAGAAATGTCATCAGCAGTTGTGTTTACGTCTGCAATATTAGACGCAACAATATCAATGTTTGTTGTGATTGTTAGCTGACCAATGGCTTCCTCTGATTGTACAACGAGAACGTCAAGCTGACTACCCGCAGGTACATCAGCCGCGTCCACGAAGACAATAGAGTTGTTTACGATGTCGTACTTAGTACGGTCGTTAATAATTGTGCCGTCAACTTCCAATCGACAATAGTTATCGCCCTTAATCGGTGATGGAATCGGAAAGACTCGCGTAGAACCGTTAAGGGTAAATGAATGTCGTGAAGGAGTTTCCATTTATTACCTCATTTCTCTGGATGTTGTTGTAAGTAGACCCTCAACAACAATAGAAGATATTTTAAAATCGTTTATAGAAGAGTCTTTGATTGTAATGTCTACGTTACCTACTTTAGAGGCTACGTGCAAGTCAAGGTCTCGCATCGACTTGTCGTGTGTCTTTGAGTAAGTACGGTCGTAGTCTTTACGATACACATCTGCGTCAAACTGCCCTTCACCCTCAATAGTTACTTTTTTAATAAGTGTTTTATTGAGAGGAGTACGGACATCCCCAATCATCGGGTAGTAGTCTGGGAGCAAGACACTTGACTCATAAGGGTACTCAATTACTTCAGTAGTATCCCAAGTAGTATCCACATTATCATCAGGTACAACATAGTCTAGCTGTAGCTGATGGTAGCGGTAGTCGGTGTCTGTTTTGCAGACTACAAGAACGGTAGAGCCAATATTAAAGAACTCAGAAGACCTGTCTTCAAAGCCCTGTAGTAGCTCCCACGTACTCCAAGCTGATTGGATACGCTGAGTTCCGTCTTCTACGAAGTTGTACAGATACACAAAGTCTTCTTCTGTACAGCAAAGGACGTAACCCAATACACCATCTGCAATAAGCTTTTTAATAGGGCGTGTGAGGTAAGTAGGTGTACTTACGTTCAAGTCGATACCCTTAACGCTTAGGTTGTCAGATTTGATGTACTCTCGTAGTTGCTGGCGGTTATCAGTTGTAGAGATAAAGTATAAGCTGTCGTTGACAACTACTGGCTCTACATCAATCGCCATTGGGTAGTTTGTAGTGTTACTCAGAGAAACGGTCGATGGACTGAAGATACCTTCACTCACCAATTCGTACTGAGCGTACTTAGTGAAAATATACAACGAGTTGTTGAAAGGCTTGGCGTAGTAAATCTTACTAGCTTGGTTTGTAGAAATTGTAATATCAATCATATCAGTATCTACAATATCAACAGCCGTTGTTGAATAGAAGTTTGTGTAGTTAGCCGCTTCGGTCAAAGATACAGAATCCTCAGACGCAATGCCTAGACGGTTCTTATAGAAGAAGATGTCAGCAATCTGACGGTCTAGGAATGAAGGGTCTGGGTTGTTATCTATATTACCAACACGAGGAAGTGACCAGTCAATCAAGTCAAATGTAAACGTAGCTACACCGTTAACCAATGCTGTCCTGTCCATTTTAACAGGCATATTTGTTAGCTGTCCACGGTCTGCTTCAGGGTCAAGACACTCTTCCCAAGATGAGCCATTCCACTTTACAAAGTAATCTGTGAATGTGTTGTTCTCGTCACCTAATACTTTTACATAGGTGTCAGCAAACGGCATCTCTTTAGGTAGGTCTGTCATCTTGTTGACTGAGCCTTTCCAGCCTTCAGACGCTTGGTTACCCCATGAGTCCCATGTACTGAATGTAAAGTCAGCATAGCCATCACGCCAAATCTTAATCATAGAACCATTTACAGAGGCGTTATAATCAGAGTAAGCATTAATCTTAGCCGCTAGGTCGCTTGCCGCATAGTTTGAATCCTCAAAGCCCGTTGCGGGGTCTTGAGCATCTGTACCACCAATAGCAGGTTTATCTGGGTTACACGCAATAACGTGTCCGTTCAAATAGACACCGTAGTTGAAGGGGTTAAAACGGTCGCCTGAGCCACGTTTGAGCCAGTAGAAGGCTTCCTTAGTGTAGTTAGACTTAAGGGGCGTAGTGACGCTATAATCAAGGTCTACGACAGCATCTTTAGAGAATACCCAAGTACGGTCTTGTACGGTCAAACCTTTTAGGTTACCATGAGCCAAATAAGCTTTTACAGCCGCCTCGTTAGTTGGGTTGTATTCTACATTCATCTTCTCGCCAGCTTTATTGTAAACCTGTACAGGCTCACTAGCACTAGCAGTAGTTTCCATAATGATGTATTCTTCAGTGCCTTCACCACGGTCGTAGGTGTGGAATACACGAGCTGTTTCCATCTCAGGATATGTAGCGTAGTCTTTATGAGTTACATATTTGAGTGGAGGACGTTTCTGCAAGCCCTGAACCAAGTTAGGCACGCAGTTAATCATCTCGCGGCACTGGTTATCAAGTACCAATTCAGGGTTCTGTTGAGACACCCCATTGAAGAAAGGAGGGTAAACCTTGTTAATTTTAGCCATTTAGCCCTCCTAGATGATTGCTGTAGGGTTTGTACCCCTATCGATTAGACGGTTACCACGTACAAGGTTGAATTTAGATTGTTTTAAATGTTCACGTTCAACTTTGACACGCTGTAGGTTAACTTTGTTGTCAAGTTCTTTCTGTGTAGTTTCGTCACCGTTCAAGTATACATGAAGGTGTTTAGCCGCAACCAATACCACATAGGTACGGAATACGTCAGGGATGTTGTCGAAGGTAATTTCATAACGAACTGTAAGCTCGACTACATCTTCAAAGATGCCTGTCATAGCGTCACGGCTGTAAAGGTTACCACCTTCCATAAAGTAATCTGTATTCTCAAAAGCAATAATGTTTTGAGGCATAGTAATGTAACCATCCGTATCTGGAGTAAAGGTTACGTCAAATGTATTAAACCACCATTTGTTTTCTTGCTCTTCTCGGAGGGTTTCGCTAAGAATTGTACGAGCTTGAACAGCCTCGTGACCCTCATCAAGACTATCAATACTTACATCAGATGGAATAGGAAGCTCACCAATGTAGCGAAGCATCCTGTTGATAGCATCAATTTCTGTCATTTTAATTGTTCCTTGTTAATATATATGTTCACACTCCGAGTCCTCATATAAACATATATGTTAACAAGGAGAGTCCCGAAGGACTCCCCAAGTTTAGGTTGGAGCTAACCTTATGCGTTACCGCCAGTGATAACACATGAACAAGCTGGCTTAAGAACACCCATACCGTAAGAGTAGTAAGTAGTCATAAGAGTAGCAAGCTGTTCTGGGATGTAGTTAACTTCAGAAGTAACGTCCATCAATTTAGCTACTGCAACTGCTTCGCTAGTGAATAGAAGAGCTTTCAGTTTCTTGTTAGTACCACCAACGTCTACAGCGCTATCTACTGGTACGTAGTTAGACTTGTAGATGCGGATACCAGCAACTTCCATAACAGTACCTTTGTTGATACCGCCATTGTCGCCAGAAGTGATGTCTTTGTTCACTGCGTCAGACTGTGCAAGGTAAGAGTATACTACTGGAGATACAACAAGGTATTTCTCACCAGCAACGTCTTTTTCTTCCATAGCCGCAGATGCCGCGAATACAGCTTCGATAAGTGCATCGCCTTTAGCTTTTGGAGTAGCACCAGAATCGATAACATCGTTGTTTACTTCAGTACCGTCAGCCTGTACAGCCGCGCCACCGATAGTACCAGAAGTCTGAGATGCAGTAACAAGCGCCGCCGCAACAGCTTTGTCGATTTTAACTGCAAGTGCTTCACCAGCCTGTTTCGCAAGTTCGCCACGAGTTTCAAAGTGAAGAACTTTCTCTTCAAACTTGTCAACTGCTAGTGCGTAGTATTCAAGAGCATCGATGTTGATGATACGCTCTTTAACTGCGATTGCAGACATAGTAAGCTCAGTTCCAGGAACGTGAGTGTTAGTGTCAGCGTCAGAAGACTGACCGATTACTGGGATAGAGATAGAGCTACCAGAGTCGATAGACTTAGTAGTTACAAGGTCTAGGAAAACCTGTTTACGGTCGAATGCAGTAAGAACTGAACCGTAGTAGATTTCCAATGCGTTTTCCATATCGGTAGGAAGACCACGAGTGCCGTTGTTGTTACCGATGTTATTTACTGTTAAAGCCATGATATATTTCCTTAAATGTTTGGATTTAGTGTATTGTGTAATATCACTTTAGCTATTATTAAGTTTTCCTCTTTAAGTTGTCCTCAAAAGCAGGGCGCATCATACTGATTAAGGGCTTACCGAATACTGGCTAAATGCAAGCATCAAGGGATGGTAGTTTAAACAGGTTTCGCTGTTGTTTATGATGAATGTCCTTATGGACAGGTTAGGTTTTAAAATGGTACGCTCGACAGGATTTGAACCTGTGACCTACGGTATCGCAAACCGTTGCTCTATCCACTGAGCTACAAACGTGACCACTCCTTTAAATTAAGAAGCCCCCAAGGAGTAAAGGAGACGAAAGCTCCAAGGGGACTAACTGGTTACAGAATGCCTTTCTTACGTGCCGCAAGATAACGCTGGTCAACCATATTAGTGTACTTAGCGTCTTTGCCGTAAAGTCGGTCTGTCATTGCACGTTGCCATTCATTCTTATTTGTAAATGGTTGGACACCAGACGCAGGTGCATCACCTTCTAAGCGTCTAGTTTCACGAGGGGCTGATTGTCCCTTCTTCAACGACATATACTCTAGGGTACGTAAGATTCTATCTTTATCCATAGAGTCAACAGCATCATTGTAGTCTTTGATTATGTCTGGTGACATATTCTCAGATGCCCAGTTAATTGTTTCAATATAATTCTCTTGACCGCCCACAGAAGAGTAAATGTCACTCTGTAGTGAGCTGGCGTATGCTTGTTGTCCTTTGATATAAGCATCTACCTGCTGACGAGAGAAACCTTTAGCTTCTAGTTCGGCATAAGAATCATCTGAAAGGCTACCACTCTCTACAAACTCTTGTTCGTATTTAGCGGCAGAGAACGAGCCATCATCGGCTGGTTTGTCTTGAGTATCTTTCTGCTCAGTTTGTTTAGGTTCTTCCTGTTTCTGAGAGTTTGTCTTCTCAAGTTCTTGATAGGCTTTTAGCAAGTCGTCTTGCGATTTAAACTTACCACCAATCAATTCTTCCTGTGGAGTGCCATCTTCGTTGTAACCTTCAGGCATACCTTGACCACGCTCTTCTTGAGTCTGTTGTGATTCACGGTAACGAGAGATAGCTTCCTGTTCTTCAGGGCGTAGTTCACGTTGAGGCTCACCTTGAGCATCTGTGATTACGTCCCCAGTTACTACTTGTTCTTCAGACATGGATTACTCCTCTTCAGCTTTAGCCGTTGTTTTACGTGCTGGTGCTTTTGGAGCTGGTGTCATGTCAATAGAGTTTGGGTAACCAGCTTTAGCTTCTTCTTCCTTATCACGAAGGAAGTAGTCAGCGTCAGTGATTGTATTTGGGTTCTTTTTTTTCAAGCCGTCTTGCTTGAGTTCATATAGCGATTTAGTCTTAGCCATATTGAGTCTCCTTTATGGTTTGTATTTTGTCAAATATAAGGCGTTATGCACCGTATATTCAATAGATTTTAAACTAACCTTGTTGTACTGCTTGTTGCATTGCTTGTCCAGCCGCACCAGTAGCACCGTCAATTAGACCACCAGCACCTTGCATCATCATTTGCTGTTGCATTGCTTGCTGTTGTGCCGCCTGTTGTTCTTGCTGTAATTGTTCTTCAGACTTAATAAGTCCAGTTGTATCAAGAGCAAGGCTGTTAGCGATACGGTCAATGTATGCCGCCACATTCAGTCGGCTTAGGATAATTTCTGGAGAACCTAATTCCTGAATGAGTTGGTTGAACTGACGTATCTTGTCAAGTTCTACGTTACGACCAAGTGCTTCTACACCTGTTACAATAACTAGCTCAATACCTAGTGAAGCTACGTCAACTTTAGACTGACCTAGTAGTAGGTAAGCTAGAGGACGCTGTAGTTCAAGCGATAGGATTGAGTATACGCCACCAAGAGATTTCTCAAGGTCAGCCGCCATGTAACGGATTTCAGTAGCAGTTGTACGCTCAGAGTCACGAGCCGCGGCTACTAGGAACGCTTGCTCAAGTCTACGAGTCAAGTCCTGTACCATGTTCATAGGAACTTGTAGGTCAGCACCTTTGTCAACGCGAAGGGTTGTAATATCGTTTTCTAGGTCACCAAGAATACATACACCGTTCTCAGCTTCGTTGATGTCATCGACATCCAATACCGAACCAGCACGCTTACCGAAGATTACACGCGACATTACTGAAGAGGCTTCAAGCAGTAATTGGTATAGAGCTTCAAGTGAGCGGAAGTCACCGAGGTATTGTTCTACAAGACCACGACCATAGTTTTCACCATTGATTGAAGTCCAGCGTAGTGGGATGAACGGAAGTTCTTGGTCGGTATAAGTTACGTCAGAGCCTTCCACAAGGATGCCCTCAACTTCTTGGAACTCATACCAAACGCCATCTTTCTTGATAGCACGAGTATAGATTGTAACTTTTGTAGCGTCCTGAATCTCAGGGTCTTGAGCCATCTGGTCAAGGATGTCCTGTGGTAGTGTATCTTTAGTAACCGCTTCTTTACAGATAATTTCTGTAGGGTTACCAGAGAAGTCACGAGCTACTACAAAGTTAGCAAGTTTGTAAGATTTAAGACCTGTTGCTGTCTTGTATAGAAGACCATTACCACCGATAATTAGAGACTTGATAGCCTCAAAGATTGGTACACGAAGAGCCTCGCGTTCAATCTGCTTCATCATCTCTTGTTCAATAGTAACAAGGTTCTTCTCAAGTTCTTCTGCGCCGCCCTGTTGCTGTTGCTTAACAAGCTCAACAACCTCTGGGTCAGCCATTAGACGGAAGAATGAAGTGTTTGGTGGTAATAGAGCTAGAAGTAGCTTAGACGCAAGGTTGTGAACCAAGCGGCTACCTACAGCCTGATAAGGTGTTTCTAAGTCATCAGACTCAGTATGTCCATCGTCAGTTACAACCGAAGGGATTGTAAGCTTTGAACATTCTCTAGCTCTATCTAGGACAGCAGAACGGTCAGCATCAAGCTTAGAGAATTTCTCTTTAGAAGAAGAGTTCTCTGCTAAGAGTTCTTCAACTGAATAAGTATCTACTGCCATTGTCTAATCCTTTAATTAACCACGGTTACGACCAGTACGCTCACCAGCACCAGTACCTACCTGTGCAGTACCAGCGTCACCGCCAGATACAGGAATCTGTAGAGATTTAGTACCAGACTTAAGTGCTTCACGCTTACGCTTCATTTCTTCTTCTGGGGTAACTGCGTCTTCCTGAGTAGCCGCTTCAATTGGCTGTGGAGCTACTGGAGGTGGAGTGTATACTGGTTTCTCAACAACCTGAGTACCACCGCCTTTACCGCCGCCGTTCATTAGACGTTCGATTTCAACCTTAACGGCTTCGATTTCTACTTTAATCATGTGAATTTCCTTAATTTATCATTACGAGTTGTATTTTTGTAAGCTTCTTTCATAGCCTCTGGCTCATAACTCCAAGCTTCGTATAGGCGTTCGCCTTTCATACGCTTAGAGAGGAGCTGAGAATCGTCAGAAGCATAATAAGCTTCAAGAGGTAAGTCGGTGTCAATACTCACATAGCCAGCTTGCACGGAGAGTAAATAAGATGCTCTACCTCTCCTGTAAGCGGGTCTTACATATAAGTAAGTATTGCCGACTGTGGGAGGACGTAGACCAAAGTAAGTATTGTACATAAAGCTCGAAAAGCCAATTACCTCATCGCCTTTCTTCGCTAAGTAGACAATCCAATGCTGTGCAAGGAATTGTTCTAAGTTAGCCGTGCCGTATCCATAGATTTCTTGAGAGAACTCTTTGAGCATAGCACGCAACTCATGTGCGTCTTTGTCATCATATAAGACTACTTCTATACTCATTTCTGTGTCTCCCTCATTTCTCTAAGGTACTGCACTACTTGTTGATTACCAATACGCAAGTACATCTCATGCTCTGGGATAACTTTTTTTGGCAACTCGTTGGGGTATTTTACCTCTAAAGCTTCGATAATAGCATCTAAAGCGGCAGGTGTAATTTTCATAAGAGACTCCTTTAAAGTCAATAGATAGCTATAAGCTATCTAAGATAGTCTTTTCATTAAAAGTAACTATCCTGAAAGCCCCGTCATTCGGGGGCTACAGGAGGATTCCATAGTTCTATTTCAGAACCGTTCCATTGGTGCATATTTGCAAGCCTCATTGTCCACAAAGCTTCGTCTTCAGTTTGCTCTTTAGACTCATAAGCTTCGACAACTGCTTGCCACATTTCAAACTCAGTTTCGCAGTCTTCAAGAATCTTACGTGCTTTCTTGTCGCCTATACCCTTAGCTCCTTTGTAGCCGTCAGATGTGTCGCCTGTGAGAGTCTGGTAGTATGCGTACCAAATAGCATCAAAGTCATCTACAGTAACTTCTTCATCTTTACCGTAGTTGTAATGTGTACCAACCGTTTGATACAGAACATCTTTGTCGATTGCACAGAGGATATAATCTTCTGGGTCTTTGGTCTTCATGTAAACAACCAAGTCGTCAGCCTCAATACCCTCTGGTGTAATCGTCTCGTAGTTCGCTTTAGCGTATGCTAGGAGTTCTTGGTAGCCCAGAGGTTTGCGCGATTCCTTCCTGTTTTCTTTGTAAGAAATTGGTAGGTCAAGACGGAAATTGGAGCTACCAGAAAATACAAGCAAGCTGTCATCGCAATCGGTAGCAAAGACAACATTAGCAACAAGCTGGTCAAAAGTTGCCATGCACTGCGGCATATTTGTGTAATACTCAACATCAGGCGTCTCCTCTAGTCCAGCCAATATTTCAGGTTCATTCCAAATAACTTTGTCTTCTATAGCGAATCCTACTTTGTATAGTAGGGAATCGGCATCTATCAGGGCTATCATAATTTACTCCTCTTCTGAGGTTTCTTCTTCTACATCAGGTTCGATGTAAGAAGCTTCAATCTCTTCAATGATTGCCATTACGTCTGTATGGCTTACAACACCACCATTATCTAGTGCTTTCTGTACAGCTTTGTCTACGATTGAGAACCCACGTTCAAGGTTGAAGTAGTGGAGTCCAGAAGCGTTAACAAGCTCTGCAATGATGCTGTTCATAAACTTCATAGTCTCAGAAGCCCCATGAGGCTCTTCAAGAGACGTTGAAATCATAGTCATGTAGCTAACGCCATACTCAGCGTAGAACTGTACCAGAGTGGATACAGAGAGGGCTTGGTCTTCGTGACCAGCCTCAATGATTTGTTCAAATGCAGTCTGGAAATCACGCTTGATGTAATCCAAAGTACGTACAGATGACTCGTTTTTAAATGCTTTAAGTAAGCTCATTATATTCTCCTTATCGTGAAGCCAGTAGCGACTTACGTTTTTCTTTAGTATTGATTGTGTATGTCTCTGAAGACCAACCACCACAGTCATTACACTGGTAACGCTGATACTTGCCTTTGTTAGTGTAGTGGAAACCACGCTTAACAATCTTATGTGAACTACACTTAGGACAGCACATAGTCTCATGGTCTTCTTGAGCAGTTACGTTTGGATGGTTGTCAGTCCAAGGTAGTAGTTTCAGGTACAACTCTTCAAGACTAATTACGTCCATCATGTTGTATTCCATCATCTCGTCCCAAGCTTCTTCGTTGCCATCCATACACTCATTCCAGAGTTTCCAGCCAGCAAACTTAGCATGGTCTAGCTTCTGGTCTTCACACAGTTCGCCTGTGAGGTATGCCAGCTTGTTAGATGTAAATGCAAAAGTCTTCTTAGCAACCTTTACTGTATCAACTACTTTGTAAGGTGCTGGTGGTTTGAAGCCTTGGAGAATCAATCGTGCATTGATTTTAGGTACGTCAAACTTAGCTCCGTTGTGTGCTACTACGATGTCAGCTTTCTCAAGCAGTGAGTGAATACCTGATAGCAACTCAATGTCGTTACCGATATTCTCACGGCAGTCATCGTAGAATACGTCATCTTCGCCTAGCCATTTAGCCGAGTAAGACATGATGTACCAATCTTCTTCAATCTGGTCGAGTGATACGTTTTGTTTCCATAGTGACCAGACCTTACCCATAATTGGTGAAGTCTCAATGTCGATAATTAGAATTTTAGCCATTAGCTGTCTCCTTCATTTTTTCCCAACGCTTCTGGACTTCCTCAGTACCCATCCACATATCTTTACCTTTGATTACAGCAGTAAGTTCACGAGGAGTCAGGAAGCCAGCATAGAGCTTCTTGAATGTCGCTGTAATGTTTTTGTCAGAGAAGTTGACGTAATCAATAATCTCGTGACCTTTGCCACCAGCACCGCCTGAGTAGTTGTGAATCATAAATGAGGTGAAGTCTTCAACCTCTAGGTCGTCACAGCTAAGAGCGATAATTGTGCCAGCAGAAGCTACTGTGCCAGTTAATCGTGCCGTTACTTTGGCGCGACTACGTTTAATTGACGCAATAATCTTGAATGCTGAGTCGATGTATCCACCACCTGTATTCAGATGAAGTAGTACATTGTCACCATCTTCAGCAGTATCTAGTGTATGGCACAGCTTGTCGTAAGTATCTGGTGAGCCAATCTCATCTGATACATAAGCGTGAATTGTAGTGTCAGTCTTTACGATAGGCACTAGGTCATCCCATACGTCTTTTGGCTTGTCTTTGTTAAAGATTTTTTCTAGTTCGATTGCAATATCCATAGTGTCTCCTTTGTGCTTATAATGTTCAATATTCTGTACATTCCAGCACTTTTATGCACATAATGTACAATATTTTAAACATTAATCTGCACGTTAGTATGTAAATTCACCTGACATTCCAGCAACCGAGTAATCAGTTACACGCTTCTCAAAGAAGTTAGCCAGAGAGCTTCCGTTATTAAGTTCGTCCATCCACGGTAGTGGGTTCTTTGAACGCCCAAAGTTAGGTTTCAGTCCAAGTTGTAGTAGTCGTCTGTCAGCGATGTACTCAATGTACGCCTTGACATCTTCTTTATCTAGTTTAGGTGGTTGGTAGTCTCCAAATGCAAAGTCGATAAACTTCTTCTCAAGGTCTACAATCTCACGAGCCATAGAGTATATGTCTAGTTTGAATGCGTCATTGACCTCGTTTGGATTCTCGTCACACCAAGTACGGAATAACCAAGCGTTACCCTCAACGTGCAGTGACTCGTCTCGTAGTGACCACTCGTTAATTGTACAAGTACCTAAGTATTTGCCAACACGCTCAAAGTTCTTAAGCATGATGAAAGAGCCAAACAAGCTGATACCTTCAAGCAGAATACCTTTAGCAAGGTTAATGCCGAAGTTCATACTCTTAGTCTCAGCCATGTATGAATCTTTTTCCAACGTCTCCTTATGTTCCAAGAAATCTGAGTAGTAGCTGTCAGGGAAACCTAGCGACTCATTTAAGTGAGCGTAGCCTTCCTGATGTATAAACTCACGAGCCATAAAGCTTGTAAGCATACCACGAACTTCGTTGTTCTTTATTGTATTAATTAGTGGTAAGTAGCCAGCCGCTACGTTGAAGTCGGACTGAGTAAAGATGGACAATATATTCTTAATAAACTCACGCTCCTCTAGGGAAGCGGCTTTAAAGTCCTCAACATCCTTACTCATTTCTACTTCTTTTACAATCCAGTGAATGTCCTCTGACTGAAGACGATACTCTTCAGCCATTGGGTATTTCAAAGGTTTGTATGTTCTGCTGATTTCAGTTAACATATTCTATCCTTCACAAGCCAAGCAAGTATCTAGTGTACCTTGTACACCATCCTTCAAGGCGTTACGTTCAATTTTTACATTTACTTTCTCTGTCTTTTTGCTAGATTCAGTACGTAGGTAGTAAACACCTTTAAGCGGTACACCAACATCATCTGCTGGCTTGAATGCTCGTCTGTGTACTGCACTTACATAGCTCTTGTTAGCCCCAGTAGGGAAGAACAAGTTGACTGACTGACCTTGGCAGATGTATTCCTGACGACTACGTGCCATCTCTACTACCCAGTGCTGGTCAATCTCAAACGCTGTCTTGAATGTATCCTTCTCGTCAGACGATAGGAAACCAAGGTGCTGTACAGAGCCATCATTCTGCATGATGCTGTCCCAAACCTCATCTGTATCCATACCGTAACTTTCAAGCACAGGTTTCAACGCAGGGTTCTTAACCAAGTGAGAACCTACACGAGTCTTATGTGTGTAGCAGTTAGAAGCACGAGGCTCTATAGAAGCAGATACACCAAGTATGATACTGCTATTGGCGTTAGGAGCAATAGCCATAAGGTGTGTATTTCGCACTCCGTACCCTTTGGCATCGGGTGCTTCGCCTCTGCCTTGAGCCAGTTCTTTAGTTCGTTCAACAGCCTTCTCCTTAATTGTACGGAACATACGCTTGTTAGCAGAGATAGCTAGGCTACTCTCAAACGGAATACCGTGTGACATTAGGTAGTCGTGAAAACCCATAGCCCCCAAACCAAGTGAACGCTCCATAAGAGCAGAGTAACGAGTTTTAGACAGCTCATTCGGTGCGTGTTCGATAAAGAAGTCCAGCACGTTGTCAAGCATTTCAATAAGGTCACCTATAAAGTCAGGGTCGTCTTTCCACTCATCAAACTTAGCAAGGTTTACAGAAGACAAACAACATACCGCTGAACGAGCTTCGTCAGTAGGTAGGTGTATCTCATTACATAGGTTACTACCGTTAATCTTCAAGCCCATGTCTTTGAGTGCAGGGTGCATCTGACGGTTAGCTTCATCAAGGTAGTTGATGTAAGGCTCACCTGTACGGAAGCGAGTAGTAAGTATCTCTTCCCAGATGTGACGAGCACGTAAGGTTTCTGTAATCTCTCCACTATGTGGGTCTACAAGTGACCACTCAAGGTCATCGTTAACCGCTTCGATGAATGCGTCTGTAATGTTTATACCATGATGCAGGTTCAAGTTCTTACGATTCAAGTCTCCAGTTGGAGTACGCATCTTGATGAACTCAATAATCTCAGGGTGGTCTACGTTCAGGTAGGCGGCATAAGAGCCTCTACGTGTCTTACCTTGACGGTAGGCTACCATGTCAGCATCTACTGTATGTAAGAAGCCGTTAACCCCTGGAGTCTTATCGGATATACTACGTACATCTGACCAGTGACCACCTACGCCACCGCCTTTAACAGACAGCCAACGCTCTTCTGTTGTATGCTGGCATAGACCATCGATAGAGTCTGGTACGTATGTCAGAAAGCAACTGATAGGCAAGCCTTTGGGTTGTTCTCCTTGTGCGGGAGCGTTGCTAAGTATTGGCGAAGAGTACATGAACCACTCTTTTTTAAGGTAGTCTTGTAGTCGTTCGCTGTGCATCCCGTCAGAAGCATAGCAATCAGAAGCACGCTTGAAAGCGTCAGCAATCGATTCATTTGTACGGCAATAATGCTTCTTAAGCAACTCTTTAGCAAAATCAAGCATTCATGCTCTCCTCTAGTTTAATCCATTCGTTAAGATACCAGCGAGCTTTCTTCAAGTCTTCAACGGTATCTGCTTTTTGTCTCATGTACTTCAGTACGTTCTGCTTACAAGCACCTCTTATCTCTTCAGCGGGTGCATTGGCAGTGAAGTATTCCCAAGGTTGGATAGCCATAGCTTCGTAATGACTACCACCTACTTGTTCTTGTACCATACTATACTCCTTCAAATCTCAACTGCTCTACATAAGCAGGGTCAGTATCCTTGATGAATACACCATTCTCGTTGAGGTATCCTCGTCTGTCCTTGATGTCATCGTAGGCAACTTGGAAGCATTCAGTAAGGTTTGTATCGGTCATGTAAGCGATGTTAGTTAGCACAACCATACAGTCCCCAATATCGTCTTTGACGCACTTGCCCTTTGCAAGATTGTCTGCCAGCTCGCCCATCTCGGAGACGAGTTTCAAGAACTGCTGGCTTGCAGTTGAGTTCTTGAGGATTCCACGGTCGTTCGACCACTGTAGTACGTTCTGTTCGATTTTGTGTAAGCACATTATTCGTCTCCATTAGTGTGTTTCTGCCCAAGAGTCGCCTATGTCAGCCGTGCCTCTTAGGGGTATTCTAAAATTTAAGTATTTGGTTACATCGTCAAATGTGTATTCACAAATGCGTGCAACCTCTTCAGCTATGCTCTCGTCACACTCAATCTGTACCTCATCGTGTACGTTGAGCACAAACTCAAACTGCTTACCAGCGGTAAACTTCTGCTGAAGGTTTCGGTCAAGGAATACAAGGTAGTATTTCATAACCAATGCTCCTGCTCCCTGCAAGAGTGTGTTCAAAGCACTATGGCTTGAACGGATATGGTAAGGGTTGCCGTCAAGTGCCTTCAGTGTACCAGTTTCGCTATACACTTTTGCAACTTGGTCAACAAGACTCTTGATTGCAGGTATTTTCTTGAAGAACTTGTCTTTGAGTTTCTTACCTGCATCTGCGCTTCCTCCAATAATGCTTCCAATCTTACCGTCTCCAGCTCCGTAGAGGAAGGCATATATGAAAGTCTTTGCATCATCCCTTGTAGGTAAGCCAGCACTCTTTTGGTTGAGTGTATGAATGTCTGTACCTGCATCCTTATCACCTTTATCTACTGCGTCAGCATACCTTCCACCATCGAACCTAGCCATATAATGACTGAGAGTTCTAAGCTCAAGACCATCAGCGTCACAACCGACCAGCTTTTTACCAGTTGGTACACTAAATAACGCTCGTGCCTCGTGCCCTTTGTATGCTCGTCCAGAAGGGACTTGAGCCATGTTAGGATTTGAGTGAGTGCAACGCCTAGAGACAGCACCAAGAGTATTGACGCGACCATGTATACGACCATCTTTAGCCACCATCTTCAGCCATGCGTTCTTACCGTCAGCAAGCTGTCCTTTTAGTTTAACTACGTTGAAATAGTGAGCCAGTATTTTACCTTCCTCAAACTCAAGGGACTCAAGCGTAGCCTCATTGATGATTGGCGTTCCCTTTTCGGTATACTCAGTAGGCTTCCACCCGTAGACCTCTGACAACCAACGTGCAATGTGTTGACGGCTACTTGGATTAAACTGGACTTCCTTGTAGTATCCCCACTCGCCCTTATCATTGTAATGGCATCCAAGCGTTTCCTGAGTAAGTAATACTTGTGACTTACTTCCATCCTTTTTAAACGGAATTTTAGGATACGGCTTCGGTGTCCACGTTTTAAGAGGAGTAAAGGTTTCCAGTAGCTTTTCCTCGGCTCGTTCCACCTCTTCAATGAGTTCAATGTGGAGAGCCTTTGCTTTCTCCATGTCGAAGTAGACACCATATTTCTCCTGTCTACTGATAATCCTAGCAAAGTCCTGTTCAAGTTTGATAGCTTCGTCAGGTATATTACGAGTCAGTAGCTTCTCGTAAAGTTTTGCTGTTACTTCTGTATCCTGTCGGCAATAGGAAACCATCGCTGGTGTGAGCAACGCCCACTGTTCTTCCTCTGCACCGAACTCGCCTTTGAGCTTACGTAGTCGGTAGCCCCAAGCCTTCAGGCTGTGAGAGCCTTTGAGCTTTGGTGGTACTGATTTACGGTTAGCGTCTTGCAACAAGATATTAGGGTACGTCAAGCGAGACATAATGATAGTATCGTGTACTGCCTTATGAGTCAGGTCGTACCCTAGCTTTGCAAGCGTAGGTATATCGAAGTTGATGATGTTGTGACCTACAAGCAAATCAGCGTCATTAAGAATCTGGTATGCTTCGTCTAGGTCACCGTCAGCACCTTCAACCCAGTGCGATGTATACACATAGGTAGGCTCATCATCAACCTTGATGGAGATACAGTGCAGTTTGTCGGTCTGGTCATACAGTCCGTTAGTTTCGATGTCGAATACTGCTATCATAATGTCTCCTTCAAATTCGGTTTTAACTAGAATGTCTTTTCTTTTAAAGCGGCTTCTGCTTCTTTCTTTGTTTTGAACACACGCCCCTCACGTACTCGGTCATTGTCAGTAAAATCATTCTCCCAAGTAGTCTGGTATACCTTGTCTCGGTAGTAAGTCCAATACTTTTCGCCGCGTTTAAGTTTAGAAGTCACTGTCGCCTCCTTCGTCAGATGGTTCAATCTCAAAGTCAGTATCAAGTTCGTGTACGATACCAGTATCTTTATCATACTGAAATCCTACTGTACGACCTGTCGCTGAACCAGAGAAACGGTCTTTAAGAATCCTAATCAAACCTTTGTTACGTTCAACTGGGTCTTCGTGTAAGGTATTACGTTCAATACCAAACATCGCATAAGCCCAACGCATAATTGCTCGTGAACCTGTAAACTGATTCTGTTCAGTCTTACCGCCAGCCTCGTGACTCGCTCCCGACTTGGGAGGATTCAAGTGTGACACAAGCAGTATCCAGATGTCAAGCTCTTTAGCAATACCTGCTACGTCAGCCATCAGTGCATCTAGGTTACGTCTCTCGTCCTGTGCGGTAGCGTTCAGTGCAGTCAGGTTATCAATGTAGAAGATACGACAACCGTAGTTGTGTTTCATGTATCTAATCTTGTCACTGATTGTATCCCAATCGTTTGCACCAAAGTTGTCGAACATGAATAAGTTATTATCTATCGACTCTACCGTACCTAATAGTTTGTCTTTATCAAACTCTACATTAGGCAGATGGTAGTGACAGCCATCAAGCTTACCAGCAGTACGTAGGAGCGTCTCTTTAGTAGACTGCTCAAGCATAAAGGTTGCTACCTTCCAGCCCTGCTGTACGTCATGTGCGACCTGTGACATCACAAAGTCAGTCTTACCAACTGATACACCTGCACCTACAACCACAATCTCACCGAAACGTCTTCCGTACATGAGTTGTGTAAGCTTGTCGTAGTAGTACGGAAAGCCTACGGTAATAGGTTCTGCAACTGTATCTAGTAGGTCACTAGGTTTTACAATATCGTCTGGCTTATATTTCTCAGCGTTGTAGAAGGAGTTTACGACACCTGCTTTACCTTTGTATACTAGGACTTCGTTTGCGTCCTTATAATCAGCGTGTCTAATAATACGTACCTTGTCAGCAGGGAGTAAGTTTACACATTCCTCAACTGCTTTCCTACCCGCCTCGTCATTATCGAACCAGAGGTATACTTCTTCGTAGCCATTAATCCAATCAAGCTGTGCTGAAATCTCTTTCTTAGCCGCTGGTGCTCCGTTCTTGAGCGAGACTACAGGATACTTACCGTCAAAGGCTGTTGCTACTGACAGGGCATCAATCTCACCCTCAGTAATAACTAGCTTCTTGCCAGTGTTACCCCAAAGCTGTTGACCATACATCAAAGCTTCTTTTGCATTGCCGATAAACTTGAACGTCTTGTCTGCGTATCGGATTTTTTGAGCGACAACTTCTTTGTCCTTGTTGAAGTAGTTTGCCACCTGACATAGCTTACCGCTGTTGTCGTGTGCGATACCGTAGCGGTACTGCTTGGCAATAGTCTCAGGCACTTTACGTTTGTTTAGTGCTTGATATTCATACTTCAGTAAGTCCATAGATACACTCGCATTGCGTGTTTTTGAGACAGATACACCATCTTGCTCTTTAGACCAGTCACCGCACTTAAAGCAGTAGGAACTACCTGAAGAATAAACAGCCCTAGCATCAGAGCTACCACAAGCATCGCACTGAGTATGATACTGAAACTCACCTTCAACTTCATTGCTCATCCCCCATCTCCTCTAAATAAACTTCTTCTGTATCAGCACCCCAAACGTCACGCCAGATACGGTCGGCAATGTCAAGGGCTTCTGAATACTCTAGCCACTCTAGGTCATACATCATGTCACTTGTAATTGCCTCCATAAACTCACTCCTGTTCATCTTTTAATTCCTCAATCACTACGTCACATCTTGGGTTCTCTTTGTCAACGCCACCGTACTTAAATACAATCTCGCTTACAAAGTTGTAGTTGTCGTCCTCAAGGATTCCAAACTCCACAAGTGCATCGTGTGTAAACTTAGTGATAACACTACCGATGTTATCGATGTCGAAAGCTCTTTTAGTTGGGTAGTAGATGGTGTATGACACTTTGCACACACCGTCCACTGGGGTTAGCTGTCGTATATCTTCAGCAACCGTTATCTTAAAGAGTTTCTTTAGCTGGTTGTTTAGCTGAAATTGCCAATTACGGTAGCCGTTGAGATTGAGGTAATAGTTTTTCTTTTTATTTACCCCAACCTCTAGCTTAATTGGAACGCTAAATTCCTGCTGACTCATTAAAAGTCGTCTTCGCTATCGAAGTCGTCAGTAGCGAATGGTGCAGGTGCATCCTCGAAGCCGTCCTCTTCATCGAAGTCGTCACCGCCACCGCCTGAGTATTCGTTCAGCTCGATAATCTGCATCTTAGACCAGATGTGGCTGATACCAACAACTTTCTGCGAAGCCATGAAGTAAGGGTTAGCGTAGCTTACAACACGGATAGTTGAGCCGTTACCTACAAGCGGAGCTTGAGCACCAAGGTTGTTTTTCTTGGCATCGACTACAACAATCTCTGCTGAATCGCCTCGTGCCTGACGGTCAGTAAGGTCTTTCAGTTTGTACTTGAAGATGATGTTACCAGTTTCGTTACCGTTCTGGTCAATCTCTTCCTTGTACACTTCAGCTTTGCGTACACCTTTGGCTTTAGCCGCCCCTAGAGTCTCGATAGTCTCGTTGTAAGCGATGTCACGTAGCTCTTCAAGCTTGGCGATGTACGCTTGTACAGCAGGGTCATTAGGGTCGCAGACAACCTCTGTTGAATACTCACCTTTCACGTTGAACTTAGTGTCTGGTTCTTTGAACTTACACCATAGCGCAGAGCCTTTAGGTGAAGTGATGTTTGTGCCTTTAACAGCAAATGGTTTTTGAATTTTAGCCATGATAGTCTCCTTTAGTTGGCTTTAAGCATCTTAAAGAGTCTTTAAGATAACTACTACTAAGACTCTCTCTAATTAAATATTAGAGAATTCTTTAAGAGTCTTGTTTCGGGTTTACTCTTGAATGTCTGTTCTTTTGAAATTAGCTGAAGATATAACTACTATCAGCCACCTCTCCTAAGTACAGAGTGTTTATCATAACATCCTGTGGTCGCTTGTCAACCTCTGGATGCACCTGTTGAATAAATTTCATCAATGGGTCTTCTAAGAACAGTTCAATAAAAGCCTCCCTGACTCGTTTGTTTAGGTTAACTACTTGGTTAACTGGAACTCCGTAGCTGTCGTGTATAAGGTGGAAGTCTTTACAGCCATCCTCCCTAAGCTTCAATACCGTACTCGCTAGGAGCGTAGCATCTAGGCTGTGTACGTAGTTAGGAGCAATACCGTTAACCATCTTCTGAGGATTCAGCTCGTTGATAGAGCGTCTTATCGTCAGCTTACCGATTGGTGTAATTACCCTCTCAGCCTCAGTTTTGTGTAACTTCTGGAGAACAGGGAAGCCAGTGATAGGCGTTGTGTAAAATACCCAGTTGCCTTTCTTAACTACCTCTGCTGTAACCTCCTTCAAGTATTCCTGCCCTACCCTAGCCCCTTTAACAACTTCTGCAATAGCTCTGTCGTTAAGGTCTGTAAGTAGCTTGGCTACCGCCCAAAGGTCACCTACCCAAAACTTCTTGTTGTTGTACTCCATTTCTGTAAGTTCAGCTTTAAGCTGTTCGTACATACCATATTTGGTTACAGAATACGGTTGAGTCATTGTGTTACGCTTCGTTAGCTTTCTGGTAATCTTACCTTTCAAGCTGTCTGCGATAGGTACAGTAGACTCTTCATGTACCTTACCATCCGATGTTGTATATGTCAACACCTTTGGATAATCACCTTGCTCTAAGAACTCGTTGACCTTATCCGCTACTCGTTGGTAGATGTCCTGACGGGTATCCCCAATGACGTTAACGGCAACTGCTCCGTCTCTATCTCTGAGTAGCCCAGAGTAGATTTGGATTCCGCTACAGGTTGCGTCCAGAGCGATAGGGATGCGAGAAACAAAACCCATAGGGTCAGCGAGATAGTCAGCCATTTCAAAGCACCATGCCAAGTATAGGAATGGCTCGTCTGCGTCTTTCCAGAGCTGGCGGTTCGCCATTGGGTCTGACGCGACTGCTTTAATCTCCGCTGTCTTTTCCTGCATTTTCGCAATACGCTCTGAGTACGGTAGTTTGTCATATCCATAGCAATTCGCTCCATGAATGTAGAACCATCGTAGTTCCTCCTCTGTTTCAATTCTACAACCGTTCTTGAACTCAAGCAAGGCTTTAACCTCGCCTTTGCCCTGTGGTTGCAGGTGTTGTTGGATAGGATAAATCCTGCCCCTGAAATCGTATTGATAGCTGAAGTAGAATTCATCTTCATCAACATACTCCTTAGCGTTATACATAACAAGGTTGAGCATAATAGCCTTACCAGTGTTTGTCAAGCAAATGTCACGTTGGTCTTCAAGGTCTTTGAAGTATTTACGCATCATCTTCTTGTCTACAGGTAGCCCTTTGTATTTACCTTCAGTCTGCAACTCACCGTAGTTGTGAATGTTGATAAAGTCTTCAGGCTCTAGCGTCCCATTGTAGGGTAAACCTCCGACCAATTGCGGGTTACAGTGTGGACTCTCTGGGTCAACCATATTGTCATTGAATATCTTTTCCATGACATCGTAGACTCTCTTGTTAATACGCCAAGGAGTCGCCTGTAGCGTGTTTAGAATGTCGTACAGTATGGTTGGGTCAGTCTTCTCGAAAAACCCTCTCAGAAGCTTCCTAGAGCCTGTACGGGCTTTTATAATGGGTAGTTTGTAGATGTCACCGTTGTAGTAACCTCCACTACCCTCAAAACCCTCCCACTCTTTAGGTGGTGCAAGTAGGATAGGAAACTTTCTGTAATCATTCAGTAGACGCTCACGACTCTGGAGTACCATCTTGAAACACTCGTCTGTGTAGACTACATACTGTGTCTTACGACCTTTGCTGTAGACTACCTTAGTCTCAATGATGTTGATACCGCTCTTGATAACCAAGTCAAGCAATACACCGCCAAGGTAGGTGGTAACATCACTAAGGTCTGGGTCATTCATCGAAGCCTGTCGTCTAACAATCTTCATCTTCTCACGGTTACGCCAAGCTTCGCTACGTTTGCTGTAACGCTTGTCTACGTATGCTCCGAAGGTGTTGTTCTCGTCCCTGTCCAAACGTCTTACCAGTATGCTGTCGTAAATCGACCTGTTAAGCTGTTTGATAATAGAGATTGTTGGTACTTGTACGTCTTTACTGATGCTTCGGACAATCGTTGCCAGTATGATGAAGGCTAGGTCTTTGGGAGCTTCAGAGAACTCAATCGCTATCAAGTCCCTAGCCGCCTTCATCTTACCTCGAATGTCTTTGTCAAAGTATTCTTTTAGCTTGTTTGCTACTGCGTCAATGCTGTGTACAAGAATCAATTTACCTTCAGCAAGCTCGTCTGCGTTACCTGATTGTACTCGGTTGTTAATCTCCTTCATCAATCGGTTATATGAATAGTCATTAGCTTTCAGCTCTAGCTCGTGCTGTCGGTCAATTGCTTCCACTTACTCTACCTCCGATACCATGCTGACGTAATCCTTGTTAAGAATCAATACGTCACCTTGCTCTGTCTCTGCTTCAAAAAACTGCTTGCCGTTGTTCATCAACTCTAGTAACTCAGTGCAGGTCACTACAAGTTTAAAAGTTGACTCACCCATTATAATCATTACTGGCTTGTCTTGCCTCATAAATCTTCTCCCATTCTACATAAGTATCAATCATCTGCTCTTCTGGAGAGTAGTCCATCATTGTTTCCCATTCGTAATCAGTCATCACTCTTCCTCCACTACAGAGATATGCCGCCCTCTCCCACAGTCCATCTTGTGTTGACCATTTGGCAACTTACATTCAGGACAGATGTCGTACAGTCTATACATACGGTCTATGCCTTCTTGTATGCCTGCTTCGTATGCGTCTTCAGCGCAGTCTTTATCAGTGTATGCAGTATGTTTAAACCATTCTTCAAATGTCATCACTCAAACCCCTTTGGAAACTTAGCGTGTTTCGTTTTGATATAGTCACCGACTAGACCACTTCGTACAACGTCATCTGCATCAAAGTAGTTGAAGTCGAACCTGTGTGGCATACTCTCTACTACCTGTAAGAACTTCTCAATGTTCTTCTCAGAATGTTTGGTGAAGTCTCGCTGTAGGATGTCACCACATATTACAATCTTACTATTGTGTCCCACTCGTGTCAACACTGAGTCTGCCTCGTGTGCTGTCATGTTCTGGAACTCGTCCACAATAACAATACTGTTATCGATTGTCAAGCCTCGTATGAAACTTGTTAGCATAAATCGTATGCCGTCATGCTTGGTTAGAATACCGTAGGCATCGTCTCGTCCAAACAACTCAGAGCATACCTTGAAGTATGGCAACTCGTACACTGCTCCTTTCTCAGCCTCGTCACCCTTCAAGAAACCAATGTCTCGTGTTGGTACTGCTGAACGCACAATGACAACTCGTTTGTAGTCACTGCCAGACATAATCTCCTTGAAGGCTTTATAACAAGCCATGTAGGTTTTACCAGTACCAGAGTAACCTAGTAGCAACTGATTCTTGTCCGACTTGTAGTTGTCAAAGAATGCCGCTTGGTTGTCCGTTAATGGGCTAATGTCTTTTAGCACTAAGTTGTTGTCATTAAAGGCGTTTTTTGCTTTACGTCTTGCCATTGTTAATCCTTATGTCCGTTTAAATGTCCACTAGAGCCGACCAACTAACAGGGAATAGCGGTCGAATGATTGCGTCAAGCTTCTGAGCGAAGACCTGAGCTTCTAGTTGTGCTCCGCTTGCGATACGTTCCTTGTATACATGAGCGAATGAGATAAGATTACCAGTCCAAATCCACTCTGTCAACATACTTTGTGGTAGTACCATCCGAGCTAGTTCAGGAGCTACACCATCTTTGAGCATATCTTCATATAACGCTAGGCTCTCTTGAATATGCCGTGAGTAATAATCACGCCACATCTTGTTTTTACCTACTACGCCTCCAGAACCCTGCTTTACACTCCCTTTTGGGCGCTCTCGCCAGTCTGTAAAGAAAAACTCAGGTGTGTAGTCAACGTATCTACGGCTAATCTCGTTCCAAGAAAGCCCCGCTTGGTGCTTGCCCAACTGCCTAGCTAGAAAGATAGGCGACTTACAGCGTAGTGTAATACCATTGTGTCGAAATGGTGTCATGTGTTTATGTTTGGCTAGGTACTTAATCAACTTTGTGTCAGCTTCAGAGAGAACTTCATCAACGATGAAGCCCTCCTCATTTAGTTCAAATTCAAAGCTTGACTCTTTGTTGAATGATACCCTAGCAGAGTTTACGGTTGACAGGTCGTTACCCATTACGTCAACAAGTGTACACTCAATCCCTCTCATTAGTCTCGCTCCATTCCGTTCCATTCATCAAGTAGGTTTTCAACCATAGCCAGTGTAGTTGCGTAAATCTTTACACCATCCCAATCGTCATCGTGTGTACGACCACGAACTTCTACCATGTAGCCATTGTCGATACGTGAAACCTCGAATGACTCGTTTACTTTGCTTAGTTTGTCTGAAATATTCATGTTATGCCTCCAAGCTGTATTTTGCATAGTGTTTTGTTTTGTGTCGTACAATTTCTGAGTTGATTTTCAGACCCTCTTTTTTCAGGTCGTGAATCACTGCCGCTAATCGCATTACACCCATCTCGTTTAGTGCCTCAAGAGGCGTAATTGAGCCGTTCATTACTAGGTAGCTGTATACCATATCTTTCTGACTTAGTTTTTGCATTCCATTCTCCTTATTTACTTTTAACTTCGACAACGCTTTCTTTAACTGTCGTGCCAAAATCGATAATGTCTTCATTGATAAGTTCTCCTTCTCCATCTATTACTCGTTGTTCTGCTGTGTCAACATCTGTTGCATCAATTAGGTAAGTCTCTTCGACTACTGCATTGGTAACAACTGCCTGTACTGTAACATAGTATTTACTCATTTGTCAAGCCTCGTCTTCAAAAGTTGTTTCTTTAGCATCCATGTAGTCGATAAAGGTTTCAAAATCGTTACACAAGATACCCATTGTGCCTTTGTGATAGATGTGTTTTATCTCCAGTTTCTTGTTGCCTTTCTTACGCACCAGAACTCGCTCATCGTCTAGTACCTCATACTCACTTACATTGCTCTTTGGTTCTTCTTGATATTTCATAATTTACTCCTCAAATTCAAGCTCGTTAATAGCTGTTTCTAAGACGTCAATAACCTGCATTGGTATATCTGACTCGCTACACTCTAGTTCGTTGCCGTCCTCATCGAAACAAACTACACCATCAATCTCCCACTCTTCAATCTCGGTGTACCCATAGTAATCGTACGGATTGTCACAAGTGTGTGGACTACCACCCCAAGGTTGTTGAATGAAAACTCGTACATAGACATCGAACTCGTACATTAAACCATTTTCTTCGTCTTCAATTTCAATAGTATCGTAATGGTTTTTGTATCCTGACTTAGCCATGTTGTTCTCCTTTAATCTACAATCATCCAAGTAAGCTCACTATAACCGCCTATCAACTCGTTGTCAATAACTATTTGCGGTACAGTTTTAAAAGCACCAAACTTCTCTTTCAGCTCCATTGCCGCGTCAAAGTCCTCGTTAATATCTACGTAATTAAACGGTAGATTCATTTTGCGTAAGTAATCTTTTGCTTTGTCGCAATAAGTACAACCCTCACGACCATATACTGTAATATCCATAATTTGTACCTCATTTATGCTTGATTTTGAGAGACAAACCGTTAACGCTCACAATGGTGTTGCGGTTAACGCTACGGTAGCCCTTGTGGAAGTCGTAAAACGTGATATAACGCTTTGTGCTAGTTACACGTTGACCTTTAGCGTGTCGCCATACTCCTGTACGACCATGCACTGTGCCAATTGTTCCATCTTTCTTGACAAATTCTACTTTGCAGATTTTGCCGTTCTCAATCATCGCATTCAAAATATTAACATTGTTCATCTTAAAGTTTCCTTAAATTATTTAGTTTCTAGCGTAGCCCACATTGGAGCGTTTCGTTTTGTGTATGATAGCATAGATTTCTTTGCTGTCAAGTAATAATTTCTATAAGCATCAATTGAATTTGGCAATTTGCACTCGTCTGGCATAGCTTGCGGCATTTCAGTTGTGCCTACATTTGGAATATTAACAGGTGCTACCTTAAGACTAGCTGAAAGCTCACCTGTTTTGTGAAATTTACCATATCGATACGTATACTCCTCTAATAGTTTCTCAAAAAGGCTAAAAAGCCAATTATAGTTTGCTTTTGATTCACGAACCCAAATTGCGCTTGGGTGGTTAACGTGTGTTGCCTTATATAATACACCCTCTTTGTCTGGTGTCAAGCGATAACGTGTTATGCGTCTTTTGTTTGCTGTCAGGTCAGTCCACACCTCACCGTCAAGGACTCTGTGCGCTGTTGAAAGCAATTGTGCGTATTCTAAAATCATTTTTACAACGTGCTTGTCGTAGTGTGCTTTGGCGCAAGCCGTAGCGTTATTGTCTAAATAAAATATATTCATGTCAACCCCTTATGCGTAAGTTTTAAGTATAAGATACACTAAAAAACAAGCTGTTGTCAAATAAAATGCGTCCCAATTTGTTATATTCATATTGCGAACCCTCGTTTCACTGCAAATTCTTTAAGTTTTGCGTTACCTTTGAACTTCAGACCAACAATTTTGCCTTTGTCGTCTTCAAATCTGCGGTCGTGTAGGTCACCGTTGATAACTTCGACACCTGCCCAAACCTTTGGCACTGCATCCTTGAATACTACCGCAACATTTGTGCCGCTGTCAAGAACTTTTAGCACCTGCTCTTCGGTGTGCTCTTCGGTTTTGCTGAATGTTACGTGTACGTTATCAAATTTGGCTAGTTTTGCAACCATTTCTGCGCCTTTTGTGTACTCGTAAAACTGTACATTTGGGAACTCTGCGTAAATCTCGCTAAAATCTTGGTCACTTGTACCATTTAGGCGTGCCGCAAGCTTTTTGCCCTGTCGCATAGCCTTGATTTCTGCCAGTGTAAGCTCTGCCTTAAGCTGACGCTTGAAGTTTACAAGGTCATAACGATAAAACGCTGTGCGGGCTTTGCGTGCGTCCTTTGCGTTTTGCATAGGCATACGACCACTGTTGATTAAACAAGTTTTACGACAAGCCGCTGTCGCCCAAGGGCACATTGCTTTGTCAAAAAGTGGGTCAAGATACAGAATAACATTTAAGAACTCGTCATTCTGTGACTTGTCTAGTTTTGCGCTTGATGTTGAAAGTAAAGTTGTCATTTTCGACTCCCGTTGTGATTTGTTAAAAGCATCTTATCAAAACCCCTGGCACTTTGTCAAGGGTTTTTGTAAAAAACTTTCAAATTTCTTTTAAAAGCTTTGGATTTACTAGGATATGCAACTCGCCAAAATACTTGTAAACACAACCAACTTCAGTTTCTACAACGTCACACTGGCGCATTACAGCTAGATTTAATTTTTCTACGTATTTTTCATAGGTTGGGAATTTAAAGGTAAAAACTTTCATAATAATTACTCCAGAATTAAAGAGGGCTTGCGCCCTCGCTTGGTTATTTAGCAAAAGCTCTGTCGCCTCGCCCAGTGCTCATCTTGCTCAATTTGGTAAGCTTCAAAAGCCTCGTTGAGTTGGTCAAAATTGATTCGCTCAAATTCTGCTCTAGTCACTAGCCCAAAATCACGCAAAACAATCTCTGCGTAAATATAACCAACTCGCCAAATATGCTTAGTTGGTAGCGTACACTCGCCCGTTGTAGTTAACAGGTCAAAAGTTGCTTTGGCAATCTGTGCCTTGGTCATTACTCGCATAATAATTACTCCACAAAAACTCGTACAATTCTGCGACAAATAAAACTTACGTTTTCGTCCTCATCGCTTGAACTTGGGTTGAAATATGCGTAATTTGCATTTTGCTCAGTTACGCGGGATTCAAAAGTAGCTACCCAACCTTCAAGAGCTTTCTGCGCCTTTTTACGGCTTGTAAAATACTCCTGATACTCACGGAAACCACCGTTATTAAGGTAACGAACGTGCTCAATTTTATAAATATACATAAGGATTTACTCCAGAAATAAAGGGAGCTTTCGCCCCCTGTTGATTATTTGTTAAAGACTGCTTTTGCCATCTCTTTGCGCTCTTTGCGAGTCGCGTTAGGCGTTACACGATAAACCGATTCGATACGGCGGCGGCTACCTTTCGACCAATCCTCAACTACTCCGTCTTTTACGGCTAGAATGTGGCGGCTGATGTAGGCTACAAAGTGCCCTTTGCGTAGTGCCGAGTCCTTTTCGAGTGTGGTTACAGTTTTTGCGGTAGTCTCTACTCGCTCCACTTTGTAACCTAGCGACTCAATAGCGCGGTGAATGTTAGGTACGTATGACCCTTGGCGGTTTTTACGACCTTGGTTTGCCATCGCTTTGTGTGCTACACGGTACGCAACGTTACAAGCAATCGCTACTGCTTTTACTGTGCAATCGTTGGTTTCAAAAGCTTGGTCTGAAATTACAGCGGCTTTTGCGTAGTTCATAAGGTGTTACTCCTGTTGTGATTATGACAAAACGCCCTCGAATTAAGACGCTTTGCGATAACCGCTGAGTGTATTTTGTGTGCAGTGTCTAGGATGCAATCGTTGGGTGTGCTGTAGTCGCAAGCCGTCTGGCGTTACGTAGCGTTCCAACCACAAAACCGATAACTCTTTGGTTTGGGTGTAACTTGTGCTCTATCAGAATTTTCGTCTCCCTATCCTTTCGCTAGTCACCGCGCCACTCTTCGAGTTTACCCCTCCCGACCCCTTGCTGATTACCTAGAATCATGCGCCTTGTCGTTTGCGAACACCCCGCGTCATTGCTTTGCGTCACCTAGCGACCCCTTCAGGTCACTACTAATTCCGAATTGTTAAAGAGCGTTTGTGAAGGGCGTCTGCCGCTCCAGCCATTACTAAGCTACGCCCATTGCTTTTGAGTGTCAACACCCAGATGCAAAAAAAATTAAAATAAATTCAAAAGCCCAGTATTCATGCGGCTTGTAGCGTGCAAAAAAAATTCCCCTCGCGTGGTCGTTCGCGCTAGCGTGCGTGCCCGTGTGTGTGCTCGCGTGTGTATGCGTAGGCGTGCTCGCGTATCGCGTAGGCGTGTGCGTGCGTGTCGCGTCAAGAGGCTTCGAGTGCAAAAAAGAACGCCTCTCGCGTGCCTACGTGCGTGCGTGTAGGTGCGTGCGGATGCGCTCATGTGTGTGCGTGTGTGTGCCTGTAGGCGTGCGTGTGTACGCGTTATGCGTCTGCGAGCGTGCTCATGCGTGCATAGGCGTGCGGGGGACTGCGCGCGAAGCATTTATGATGATACCCATTCAGATTTTTTTAGTATTTTTTAGCTTGCCCCAGAACGAGGCGAAAGGAAACCTAACATCGACCTAAGCTTGCCGAAAGCAAACCTGTCAGTTGTAGGCTCAATGCCGCTTTACGGACATCGATTAAAGAAAGGGAAGTAGAGGTGGTGGCTTAAAGATGCTTAAAGATGCTTAAAGACTCTTAAAGAATCTTAAAGATATATTAAAGTTATCTTCGCCCCTAGATAGTCTTATCTTTTAAAATAGGCTACAAGCCCCACCACTACTACGTTTTACTAATTGAATGATTTTAGCCGTTTAGTAGCTACATTACCCTTGGATTTCTTCATGTTCATACTCCTAAAGACGTTAGCTCTACGCTTCAATTCGTCTTCTACCTGCTTCTTCTTATAGATATTCAGAGCATGGTCACTATTCTGCTTCAAGATACCGTAGTCATTCCAGAACTGTACGCCTAAAGCTAATACGTCAAGCCTATCGTCATGCACCAAAGCTCCACGTTCATGTGTAATGTGTGTAAGCTGGTACGCTAGGCTGTAGTATATGTTCTTAGGCTCACTCAATCCGTAAGCTACATCGTCCTTTAAAGCTGTGTAATCAAATACAAGCCTATGCTGGTTCATCAATGGTTCTAAGGTGTCTATAATACGCTTTTCTTTCTGTATATTACTTCTCACCTCTTCCATTGCACAAGGATAGATAGCATTGAGGACAGGTGTTAGTAGTGAGTTAAACATACCGTCACCAAAGTTACTCTCAATTACAACCTTATTTACATTGAATTCCTTTGCTTTCTCAGCTAGGAACACTAGGTTCTCTTGTACGTAACCTCCGTGCATACCACCAAAGGCAGGAATGAATACTTTACCAAGCAAATGGTTGACTATACACCAACCCATCTCATCCTTACCACGACCACTAGGGTCAATAGCTAGTATACTACCCTCGTACTCACCGTATGCTTCCTGCACAGACGGCCTCTGAAGCGTATCTCCAGTAAACCCTACGTTGGGTATATCGTGGATGCTATCGCGGCTCTGAGAGCTCCATACGAGCTTTGTAGGGGCATCCTTAGCAGTCAGGTCTGTAACTATCAAGTCTTTTGTCTTGAGTGGGTACTTCTCTGCATCGCTAAGTGTAGTATCAAGCATGAACTGTAGTTTAAAACCACTACGTCCATAACTCAACTCCCTCTGTAACAAGTCCTCGTCACTGAAACGTGAGTCAGTTGTCTTGTTTACAAGGCTAGGGTCTTTAGCCATATCCTCTAATAGATAATCCGCAAGACATCCACTATAAGCAGAAACATCATCTGGATACCTAGCAGGATATATACGAGTTACGTAGCCTTTATCGCGTAATCGGTTGTATATTGATTCGCTTGTTTGGGGAGTACCCAGTACAAGTATCTGTGCATCGTCAGTAGTCTGAAGAATTGCCTCATATTCGGCTACTTGGTTCAGCAGGTCTTGTCTGCGCTTCTCTGTCGCACTATTCTGCTGACCCTCTACGTCATCGGATATAAGTAGAGAGGCACGGTTACCCTGTAACTGGGATGTAATACCTAGAGATTTTACAGACGGCTGTACCGATACCTCTGCACCGTTCACATCGAATGCGATAACGGAGCTACGCTGGTCAGCTCGTGGTTGTAAATGCTCTAGGATAGGCATTGTATCAATTAGTTTCCTAATGAACATGGCGATGTTGTCTGAGTGACTACCCGATTGTGAGACAATCAGTATCTTCTCATTGGGATTACGGAGTAGTCGCCATGCTACAAATGCACCTGTAATCCATGTTTTACCGATACCACGTAATGCCTCAAGCTGTGAACGCTTGTGACCTTCCTGTAAGTAGTCAGCAATGTAGTATTGCATCCTAGTAGGAGGTGGTAGTCGTAGGTGTTCCCATGTGTATTTTAGGAATACCTTAAAGTCTGTAATTGCTAATTTAATTTCGTCTTGTGTCATACGTCTCCTTAACGCTCTGAGAGCCTCTGAGAGACGTTCTAACGTCACCTAGTAGGGTAGCCTACCTAATGCCGTTAAAACGCCTGAGAGAAGCCCTAATGGGCTGTAGCCATCATATCCTCAACTGAGTACGACTTATCGTTTGCCTCAGAAGCGATACGTTTGATTGAATCGGTCAAGCTCATCATTGACTCTGACTCTAAGATGTCTGCTGTAATATCATTATCCTTAAGGAACTTGATAGCAAGAGCGAGTGTCTTAGGGTCATCAAGGTTAGCCGCTAGAACACTAGCGACTTGACCATGCAATGAGTTAAGCGTGTCCATTGATGCTTTATTACTCATTAGTACCATCCTCTGCTTCCGCTGTCTTCCGCTAAGGCTTCTGCCATTTCACCTGTTAATTGCTTAACAAACATAGCATTCCCTAGTGGTAGAGAGTTGAAAGCTTTTTTAAGTTCGCCCTCCGAAGCATCAGCCCACGGAGAAATCAATTTACCTACACCAACTGCGCCTGTAGCCGCATCCGATAGGAACTGCATAGGGGCAATAGTCGGTAGACCTGCTGGTTGACCACGGCTGTAGACGTTAAATAGTGGTTCATCCATAAGAGGTTCTGCCACTACGTCAATAGCACTTGGTAGGAATGACGCAAAGGTTGTCATACCAAATGTATTAGCCGCAATACGCTCCCAACTTAGAGCTTCGTCCAGTTTCTTCTGGTCGTTGCCGTGTAGCATATACTGTTTAGCTGTGTAAGATACCAATGCAAAGGCTGTCTGGTACGTCCAGTTACCCATTACATCCATACGGTCTTTACCGCCTTTAGCTAGATTCACAATGCCTTTACTCAACTGCTTGTTGTAAGCTACAACCATGTAGTTCTTCAAGTTCATTGATAGTGAACCAAGTACAGTATCACCTACCATCTTGTTACCAGTAATACTACGAGCCGCAATGTTGTCACCAAAGTTGGTTTTCTGTATCAACTCGTAAGACTGTCTGCGTACACCAAGACTCCAAGCATGACCTAAACCATCTTCCCACTCGTCTAGGTTAAGTAGTGGGTAGTTAGGGTCTTTGCTGGCAAATTTATTCATCTGCCCTGCAATCTTGTCAGCCATCTCACGGTCAAAGCCATACTGCTCAAAGAAGCGGTAAGCTTTGTCGTCCATGCCTTTACGAGCCATATCCATCATCTTAACACGAGCACCAATAGCGTGCCAGTATTCAAGCATAGATGTACCTGACTTAACACCACCAGCAAGCATTGTAGCTTCGTTAGCAACATCAGAGAAGCGTTCAGCTTTATCTAGGAAGCGAGCTGTTCCCTGTGCCTGTCCTGCTAGTAGGTCTTCGTACTTAGCAATAGATACCATCTGGTTCAATTCACCACCAAGAGCCTCGTGGAGCTGTAGCTCACGGTAAACAGCATCAAAGTCTTTACCACGGTAAGCATTGATTACCTGCTTCAATGACGGCATACTCTTAACAAGATTCTTAACACCGATACGGTGAGATACACGAGCAAGCTCGGCACTCATAGCAAACCATGTAGCACCTAGTTTAGATGCACGAGTAAGGTTGTTAAGCATACGAGTAGCTTTCCAGATGTCATCAGCCGCACCATCCTTAGCAGTCATGCCAAGTAGGTGTGCAATTGTCTGGTCAAAGTTGGCTAGTTCAGTCTCAGCTTCTTTTGAAAGCAGTCCACCGTTAGCTTCTTTTAGTTCTTTTTCAACTTTGTTACGTAGGTTTGCAAGCTCTTTACGAGAGTTTACATTCATTCTACGCAGTGCAGTATCTCCACCCATAGAGTGAGAGTAGTGATGCCATAGACCTTGTACGTTAGTATCAATGTAATCCGATAGTTTAATCTCAAAACCGTCTTTGGTTGTGTAACTACCTTCTAGGTCGAGAGGTGTTCTACGCTTGGTTGCAGATGCAGTACCACGCTCACCCGCTTCGTCAGCTTTATCCATAGACTGCTTAAGCAACGCAACTTCTTCATCAGTTAGTTCTAGGTACTCTTGGAGTTCCTGTAGAGCTTTCTTCATTGCATTGTCTTGAGTGATGTAACCTTTCTCGCCTACTTTGATGTCCTGACGGTACATTGTATCAGTGAACTTCTTAGCCGCTTTCTCAAGTGACTTAGCATCTACCTGAATACCCAAAGTCTGAAACTTCTTCTGAAGACCATCTAATACAGCCTTCTTAAAGTCTGACTTCTTAAAGACACCTTCACGGTTAAGCTGTTGGATTTTATCCTTAGCCCAACGTAGTGGTAGGTAATCATCAGTTTTCTCAATAGAACCATCATTAAACTTAGTATGTCCATTACGCTTCATAATGTCGTAAGAATCTTCAGACATCTTTTGGAACGCTTTGTCTACTTTAGCTTTGTACGCATCATCCATTGAGTCAATCAGAGGGTTGTTACGACCGTAGTACATATCACCCATCAGGTTGTAGAACTCTTCTTGCTTCTGGATGTTTAGGCGGTTAAGCATAGCAAACTTCTTGCCATACATCTTCTCCATAAACTCCATGTACAATGGGTCAAAGTTAAGTGAGAAAGCATTATCAATAGCGTACTTGACGTTATCACGTATCTCAATAGCCTTAAAGTCGCCAAGTGTAGGGTTCAATACATCGTTAAATAGCTGTTCGCCAATAGAGCGCATTGTTGGAGACTGAGAGCCTTGGAATGCCGCTGTTACGTTGAACTGCTTGTCAGATACCCATGCCTGTGTCTTTTCACCCTTAACGCCTGTAGCACCAACTTCGTTGATAGCCTCACGTACTGGAGACGCAACAGCATCCGCTGACTCTGCATCAAAGCCACGAGCTTTGTATAGACCACCTACAAGACCACCAACACCGACAGCCATAAGCATATCTAGCTCAGTACGCTCTACAGGTGATGTAACCTGCTTAACGCCCTCAAATGCTCCTTCGATAGTACCTGCAATAAGAGCACGACCAGCGTATGAGTCATTAAGTTTGTCTAGGAACACTGCCGCTTTACCAACGCCCCTTACCTTCTGCAAGGCAGAGATAAGAGGTACGTCAGCAAATACAGAAGCAAGGCGGTACGCCATACCCTCAACACCTAAGCTGTCTAGGTATTGAGCAGATTTGGAGTAGTCGCCATACTCTTTAGCTAAGTGCATGAGGTGAGCCTCGCTTTTAGCACCTTGCATTTCGTCCCAGTAGGCTGAGTCAACATTTTGGAACAAGTCCAAACGGTCTGACACCTTAAAGCTAGGGTCGTAGTCAAAGCGTGTACTGTCTTTAAAGTCGTCAAACATATTGTAAACAGTACCAGCGAGGTTGTCTTGTGTCAGAGCAACCCCCAGAGCGTTCAAACGGTTCGGTTTAAACTCGGTTGGAGGTGTGCTTGTGTCTTCAAACGTCTCCATTTGAATGTCATCGGGGTTAAATTCTGCCATTATCTCTCCTTATGACATTAGCTGTTTGATTGCGGATACAAAGTCGTTTACACGCTCTGGTGTCTGTTTGTTCCAATCTGATTTGGTACGAGAACCTTCTTTTACATATTGTACTTCAGCAATAGCACCTACGTAGTCTTTTGCTTTTAGGTTTTCCCAAGCTGAAGGGAACTTAGTAGCCCATTCTGTACCAAGCTGGAAGTTTACAGAAGCCAATGCCTCTACAAATTTACTGTCTTTGATACCAAGCTCTTTTGCTTGTGCCTTAGCCGCTTTAATAGCTTTAGAAGTATCCTGTTTCAGCCATACCTGTACCTGACTCTGAGGAATCTGAGTACCTTTAGGGTACTTTTTTTGCTCCTCTTCAGTCAACAGGTGACCAACACCCGCAGTAAGTTTACCAAGAGAGTCGTTATAAGACTGATACACAACACCTTCACGCGAAGCTAGGTGCTGGATAAAGCCCTGAGCGTCACCAAAGTCACCCTGAATAGAGTTGTAGACTTTTACACCATCTTTACGAGTGTAGAAACCACCCATACGTTCTTCTTGGCGTTTGTTAGGCTTCTGCTGTAGGGCATCTTGTCCATATACAGAAATCAAGTTAGCTAATGCTGTCTGTGTTTGTTGTCCTGCTATACCGTCTGAGTTTACACCCAAGCGAGTCTGTACATCCTGTACTTTCTCAGGTGTATCAAACTGCTCAAGCTGTAAAGCCGCATAAGCCATTGGCTCGCCTTCCTGTTTAAACATCTGTTTCTTAGAAGGAAGTGTCAGTTGGTTTAGCATTTGGAAGGTAGACTCTGGATTACGCAGAGCCTCCTTCATTTTATTGTCAGAACCTACAAAGCGACCCATCATGTAAGCCGCATAAGCTCCTTGAGGGTCAGGGTATTGTAGTTCTTCAGTAGTTGCTAGTCCATTACGGACTGCATATTCTTTAAAGCCATCTGTAGCTGTGAGGTTAGAGTCAAGCAGTTTCTTAACCATTGCCTGTTGAGCTTCATCTAGCCCTTCACCATCGGCAATAGCCTGTGCAAATGTATTATTATCCATTTTAGTTATATCCTCCTGCTTTGTACTTCTCAAGCTGTTCAGGTGTAGGAGCAATACGTGTCTTCGCCAAGAACTCCATGTACTCAAAGTCGTATAGCTGTGGTTCACTTCCGTCTGCTGGAAGTACCATCCATTTACCTTTTGGACTGAGAATATCGACAGGAAGCACAGTAGAGTCGCTACCAAAATGCTCTGCAATTGTATTGTACGCATCTTTGTCATTAATCCTTCCTACTTTTGGTACTAGGATACGACCACCGCCACCCCAGAATGGGTCTGCTTCAAAATAATTAGCGTAAATAGCATCATCCCACTCATCTTTGATGTCATCAAGAGCTACGCCAGCTTTTAGAGCGGCACGGATTGGAGCGGCAAGAGCTGATTTAAACTGTTGGTAGTTATTCTTCTCAACACCTTCAGCAAATGTCCAATCTTGGTCAATGATAGCATCAAGAGCTTCCATTACATCAGCATCAGCTACACGAGCACCAGAAGTCTTCCACGACTGATACTTACCAGCCATATCCTGTACGCCTAGTTTAGTCCACGCTTTCAATACAACGTAGTCACCAATAGCTCGGTCTGTAATAGCAGAGGATTGGTAGCCATTATCAATAGCTGTCTTCATTGCCACAACAAAGTTCTGTGCATCTTGGTCAGTCTGTAAGCCACCGTTACTTGGAGCAGAGAGTACCGCGTCAATAGCATCAATACTACCTACATCAAAGCCCATTGCTTTATATTCAGCAACCTTAGTCATAATAGCAGTCATTGCTTCTACTGGGTCTTTCTCTTCTGCCATAGTAGCAAATTCGAGGTTAAGGTTGTCAGTAATTACTTTCTTAACAGTTGCACCTTTACCGCGACTAACTAGGTCATGTAGAGACTCTATATCCCCACCTACGTAATATTCAGAAGCTTCAGCAGTAACATTTTTGTTAATCATACGCTCAGACTTCAAGAAGTCCATGTTGTCTGCTACTTCCTGAGTAATTGCACCACGAGCTACAAGAGCAGATGATAGCATTGATACTTCTTCAGGTTTAGCTCGGTCATTCTGCACAAGAGCCTGTAGTGAAGCAATGTCTTGAGTATTAGCAGTAGACTTAAAGCCACGTACAGCAGTCATAGCTGATTTGTAAGCGTCTGAGTTAGTAACACGAGGGTCAACTTTAGCAAATGCCGCAAGCTTGTTCTCAAAGTTAATAGCATTTTCCCAAGTACGTGGTGCTTCGTTAGCTGAGTTTACAATACCCATGATAATCTGGTTACCAAGGTTTGTAAGGTACTTAGACTTGTTCTCTTCAAAGTTAGAAATCTGTGACAGCTTACCTACCATCTCACCATACAAGTCAGCATCTACAGTACCATACATAGATACAGCAGTAGCCGCTGAGTCAAGTACAGAAGATAGAGCCGCTTCGTCAGCAATAGCTATACCAGTTTTACCGAATGCTTCTTGGTACTGGGCAAAGCTTTTCAATCCATTGTTGTATAGCTGACGCGACCATTTATCATCAAAGTTTTCGTAAGGAGCTACAAAGTTTTCATTAAACTTATTAAGGAGGTTGTTACGCTCTTCTTGGTTCTGAGCCGCATTCCAATCGGTAGCGAACTGTAGCATACCACGGTTCTGAGATGTCAGGTTGTCAAGATACTCTTCTTCTACGCCCTGTGCCTGTAGCTGTGCGCCAAATGCCGCAAAAGCTTTAGAGCCAGCGTTACGAAGCTGACGACCGTAGTAAGTATCCTCACCGTATTTGTCTACAAGCTCAGACTGTAGAGTAGCCATAGAGTTTTTACGCTCTGCATAGCTCATACCAGCCCAAGCTTCTTTGTTCTGCGCTACTTTTAGTTCAAGGTTACGTGCTTCTTCTTGGAAGTTGTCCTGACCAATCTGTGCGCCAAACTGAGACGCGCCCTGAAGGGCTTTCTGTAAGTTCTCAATTGCCCTAGCACCGCTTAGGTTAGGCTTTACATTGTACTGTACAGGACGAGTATCAATCATGCCCTGCGAAGCCGCATATTGTAATTGTGGCATTACTCCTCCTTATGCAAATGCTTTACTTAAATTATAACCAGACTGTGCTCCGCTAATACCTGCGCCAATAGCACCTGTAATAATCTCAGAGCTAGATTGCATCTGGTTAACTGCACTTGCGTAGTTCATAGAGTTCTGGTAAGAACCTGACTCGTATTCGTATTTAGCGTTAGATAGTCCAATCTGAATATCTTTCATTGCCGCTTCGCCTTTCTGGACAATACTGTCCTCCATCATAGCGGCATCCATTTCAACTTGGTTCTGTAGCTTCATAGCGGTCATACCGTAGATGTTACTCTCGATAGTCTGTGCCGCTACTTTAGCACCAGCTTTGCGTTCTTCAAAGCCTAAGTTAGTTAGTTCTGCACCAACCTGTGCGCCAAGTTCTTGTGCTTTGTCATATAGGTTAGCAATAGTAATATCTCTACGCTGACCTAGAATAGTTTGCGTTGCACGTTGGTTTTCAACAGCCTGTCGCTTAATAGCCGCATTACGTGCGTTAGCACTTAGAATACTAAGTCCAGACTGTAAAGCACCACCAACGATGCTCATAGTCATCGGTTCCAAAATTACTCTCCTGCCTCGAAGATGTCACGGTCAGTATTTAGTACCGTGCTACCTTTATTAATCTTAACATTGTCTTTTGTAATATCAAGGTGGTATGGGTCGTTCTCAGCACCCTTAATACGCAACAAGTCTAGCATTTCTTTAGCTACGCTTGTCATAGGGTCTTCTTTCTCAGCACCAGACTGAGACATCATAATGTCAAGAACTGTCTTACCAATCAACGTAGAGATAGATGATACAACGGCTACTAGCCCTGCGTCTACGTTTGGAATCATAATAGTGTAGATTACTGTACCCAATGCCGCTAGTGCTACCATTGAGTTGAGAAAGTAAACCACAATACTGTCTTTGAGTTGTGATTCTGTTCCACTTTTCATTTAAACCATCCTTTGTCTTGTTTAATAGGAGTACATTCTTTCTCTATTACACGAGTAGTCTCAATGACACTTGGAACTTCGATAAGTTTTGGTACTTCAATAACTTTAGGTTGCATAGGAATTGGGTTGTACTTATATTCGTACAGTACGCCTCCTACAAAGCATACAATAAGCATGCCGATATACAGTATGCTTCCTATAAATTTCTTTTCTTGGTCTTGCACTATCTTCCTCCTGCGATGCTTGCGCCAAAGTATGCCCCAATAATCGCTTGGAAGCTAGGTATAATTACAGGCAGTACAACACTACCATGTAGCTGTACCCATTCCTGTGTTACTTGTGTTGTGTCTATCAAGCCGAAGAGATAACTTCCACCTGTCTGAATTTCTTGTAAGACGTTTACTGGTTGCATAATCGGAGCTACAGCTAGAAATACAATAACTGCTGTAATTGATAATGCGATAATACGTCTTGTAAATGCAAAGCTACTATTGGTAACTGCGATATTGTTAGCAGAATCTATTGACCCTTGCTGTGCTTTAAACGCATCAAACATTGCCTTGCGTTCATCGGCTTTGTTCTGCATCCCCATGCTTAGTAGTTTTACTATAGCACCAAAGATTCCCCCACCGATAAGGGGCAATAATTCTGTTAACATTACGTTTGTCCTTTATTAAAGTAAACTCCCCCGAAGGGGAGCTATTGTTGTCATCTCACTAGCCAAGCGAGTATACCGACACCAGCCGTTACAGCAATCCAGAAGATACGCTCATAAGGTTTCTTTATGTCGTCTTCCAGACCGTCCATACGAACTTCTAGTCGGTCTACACGTTTGTTGTTGGAGATGAGCTGTTCTTCTACTCGAACAATCTTAGTGACAGCATCAGTTAGCTTATCAATCTTTTGTTCGAGCCTGTCGAAACGAGACTCATCCATAGGTTACTCCGCAGAAGGGTAAGCAATCCAAGACTGCTGTTCTTCATCCCAGTAGTATTTATCACTACCTTCAGGATAAGCTACAGGGGCTTCCCACAAACAAGTGTCTTCGTTAAGAGTCCAGCTTGGGTATGGTTGAGGAGGGACAAAAGCGTCTAGGTCATCATCATAAGTAAAGCCTATACAAGCATAATTCTTACGTAATGCCACGCCACCATCAGGTTGTCCATCTTCTCCGTGGTGTACTCCACCAAAGGTATTGTACGATGTTTGAATCCAACGACCTGCTTCTGTGTCTACAAAAGTGTCAAAGAACTCTGGTTCTGCTACTATAACTTGAGTAACAACACCATCTATTACTTTAGCGTAATGTGCCATGATTACTCTCCTTAAATAACGTAACGAATAATAACGATACCAGAACCGCCATTACCACCACGAGTTGTGTGTGAACCGCCCCCAGCGCCACCGCCAGTGTTAGCACCGCCTGATGCACCTGTTGCACTGCTTGTATTACCACCAGAGTTACGAGCAGAGCCACCACCGTAAGCTGTACCAGCAGTACTAGAGCCACCTGCACCGCCACCACCTAAGCCACCAGTACCGCCATCGTTACCACCTTGGTGGGCAGAGCCACCACCACCACCAGCGTAGTAGTAGTTGTTGCCGTCTATATTAGACTGCTTACCAACGCCACCGTCACCGCCTCGGTCAGTAGAACTTGTACCTGTTTCGCCAGCGCCTCCAGCACCTCCACCTCCACCGCCAGGATAGTTAGGACCTTCGTATAGAGCGCCACCGCCATTATTACCCTGTCCAGCAGTGCCTAAACCACCATAAGAACGGCTTGGAGGTGGGTGACCAGAACCGCCACCAGAACCGCCGTTGCGTCCGTAGTTAGTCTGAGAACCTGCGCCACCACCGCCCAAAGCAGTAATGTTTGCAAATGAGCTTGAGCCGCCATCACCAGCCTGTGAGACAGAAGTGTTATAACCACCGCCACCACCGACTATCACAGAGTAATTATTAGCAGTGATTGAAGTAGAGCCTTCTAAGAAACCACCAGCACCGCCACCGCCACCGTTGTCGTAGCCACCTCCACCGCCGCCACCTACAATAAGGTATTCAGCAGAAGCAGAGAAACCTGAAGGGACGCTAAGTGTTCCAGACGAAGTAAATGTATGTACTCGGTAAGAGCCAACAGAACTTACTGTACCGCCTGAAGGTAGTGCTTTGATTGTCGTGCTGACGCTGTTACTAGCTGGAGTGCCATCTTGGTTAGCAGACGTGACTGTTATTGTACTTCCTACAGTTTTACCGTACACAGCAGAAGGTGTAGAAACAGTGGCAATACCAGAAGCTACTGCTACATCGCTTACTTCTGCAAGTGCTACACCACTTTCACTAAAGATTACTGTAATTTTGTCAGTAGCGTTCGACAAATTTAACGATATAGAAGAGGATGCCCCAGAGTAGATAGACCCAGATATAGAGTTTATTACTGGTATTAAGTTAGTGGTTAGCCAATTAACACCATCATAAAACTCTACAGAGCCAGAGTCAGTGTTAAAACGAGTAGCTCCGTCAGTAGGACTTGCTGGCCGCTGCGCTGTAGTACCTGAAGGTAAGTCAAAGAAACCAGTTGAAGTGTTTACTTGGTCTGAAATAGCTGTAACTGAAGCGTTATCCAAAGATTCAGCAGGTACTTGTTCAGCACCGCTTATAATATCCGCAAAGCGTCTTGCGCGTGATTTACTCATAAGTTTCTCCTATAAGTAACGAGAGGGCTTACGCCCCCTCCTGTAGTGCCTGTTGAGCCAACATAGCCGCTTCAGCTTCCGCTTGACGGTCTTCCGCAGTCTTAACGACACCATTAGCAAACGCATACGCAACAATCTCTTCACGAGTAGCTGGTACTTGTACGCCATTGTCCAAGCAGTATTCAACGGTAGTCTTTACTACGTCATCATTAGCAATACGTGCTCGTTCTGTAACAGCATTATTTATCCAGTCCTGAGGCGATAAAGCCGCATACTGAAGCCCCAAATCTTGTGTTTCTGTTAGGGTAATAGAATATGTTGGCATCTATGCCTCCAAGTAATAAATATTGTTTATAATCTTACTGATACTTGAGATAGACACAGAGTATTCATCTGCTAAATCTTTGTATCGGTAAGAACCTGTCTTGTATTTTGTGCGTATGTCTTCTGCATCTTCATAAGTAAGTTTACGACTTTGCTTGCCTCTAATCTTGGCAATAGCTTTGCAGTTCTCACGCATCTGGTCAGTTGTCTTCTTGAGTCCAGTAGCCCAAGCGTGTTTCATATTTTCAGATTGTGTCGTCCACTCTAAGTTATCTAAAGAGTAGTTCTCTTTGTTACCGTCTAAGTGGTTAACTACTTCAGAGCCTTCTGGTTTATCTAAGAAACACTCAGCGAGGAGACGATGGACTTTTTTAGTTTTAGACGCATCGCCTTCTCTAAGGGTTACTGCTGGGTAGCCAGTCTTATTGAACTCAGAGAGTCGTCTGCCAGTTGCATTACTAATAACTACGCCTGTCTTTAAGATAGTGTAGTTACCGTACTGACAGCTCTGACTCTCTAGTTCTTCGTTATATGCTTCATCAATAAGGCTCTGAATATCCAATGCCGCATACTGTAGACCCTTATACTGGGTGTCTGTCAGTGTGATTGTAATATTCATTAATTATTTCCTTTTGATTAGCCTATTAGGATACCGCCAAAGTATGAACGCCACGGGTCTGAAGTAGAACCAAGGTAGTTGAGGGTTCCAAAACCTCCTCCGTGATGGACAACATCAACATAGTCCCCTGCCTGTAAATCCATTACTACAGTACCTCCCAAGTAAGGGTGGTAGGAAAATCCGCCATCGTCAGTGTTACCACCAGTAGTCAAATCTCGCAGATTGTTGCCATTTTTGCGAAACACCATATGGATAGCACGGACGTTACCGCTATCTACGGCTGTGTATATTTTAACGTAAAACATATACTTTCCTGCAACAGGAGCAGTGAAGTAGTTTGTTGAGGTGTTGTATCCACCTCCTACGTTAAATGTGGTAGATTGGAATGAAACCTGCTCTGCCGCAGTGCCCATACCTTGAGTAGATGTTTTAACAGCCTCGAAAGCTGGCTGATACGGCATGGTTACACGACCAGCGGAGTCAATACGCATATGCTCTGTACCGTTGCTGGAATTATAAACAGTTGTTCCAGAAACTCCTGACTGTAATCTCAATTCACCTGAAGCATCGCCACGAATGTATCCATTATTACCCATACTTAGATAGTTATCTACACGAGCTATTCCGTTTACGTGAAGTTTACTACTAGGACTACTAGTACCAATACCTACGTTACCGTTGGCATCTATACGCATACGGTTTGCACCATTAGTATTAATGTCGAGTGCATCAATATTATGGTCGTAGCTTACTCGTCCAATAGTCGATGAGTCAGTGTCACCAAACATAATGGTACTTTTAGAGGTATTAGAGTTACTACTTTGTAGGAACAAATCTACATGACCACTGCCTTTAACGTGCAGTTCACCTGAAGGTGTCGTAGTGTTAATACCTACGTTACCAAGTACGTTAACATTAGCATCGAAAGTACCACCAAGACTCTTAGATACCGTATCAGCTACTTGGAAGTTACCAAAAGCATATACGTTAACTTCATCGTCAGCAGTAGCTCCAGTCGCTAGAGTTACGCTACCAGATGCAGGAGTGTAGTCTGTACCAGCTTCAAGCACGATACCGTTAAGAGTAACGATTTCAGAGCCTACAGTCATAGACAGAGTA